CATCGTCTGCATTAGGAATCCGCTCAATCTTAAGATTAGCGTCAACGGTATGAGGTACAATAGTACTGCCCTTAAGATCACCGCTCTTTGTAAGGTGCATAATAAACACTACCGTACATTCAGTTTCTTTTGCTGCTCGAGTGAGGGATTGAACTGCGAATTTCTCTAGCTGTCTAGAGTTCATTTTCGCAGAGCTGGTAAGAGCTTGAAACGAATCAACGACGATAAGATCTAGATCCTTCATGTGTTCTCTGATAGTATCAATATCAGTTTGATTTGCGATGCGAACTTCAGTAGTTCTGATACGATTCGCAGTAAACGCGAGCTGATATACACTCTCTTCTCCAGAGAAGTATCCAGCACTATAACCGTTCTTAGCGAGACCATCTAACAGCTGAAGCATAAATGTGGTCTTACCACACCCGGCTTGAGCAGTCAGCGTTAATGCCGATCCGGGTAATATACCGCTATCGAACAAAGAGTCAATCTTTTGTATCCCGGTCTTCATCCGCCGATTAAAAATATCGGGAATGGTAATGTTCTTGACTTTAGTGAGTTGAGTCGTTTGAATGTCTAAATCCATAATGTTTGTAATTAAATGTTATCTGATTGTTATATAATAATATGAACAGATTGCGAAAAGCGCAACTGTAATCACAATCTTTTTTGAGATGGTCTTTTGCGCTAATGGACTAATCATATAAATATGATAGCGCAATTCTCGATTAACTGCAAACTTAATCTACGATTTTAGCTGAACAAAGAGTCCTACAGCTATTTGGATCATCGGGCTGGTAGTTCCAAGTAAAGAAGACAGTATCTCCCACCTTTGTTTTCATCTCATTCGTCGGTTCACCAGACTCGTTCCAAATTTCTTCCCCGGTACCGCACAATGCCCAGAGCTCATTGATAGACATTTCTCGCTTACTTTCTTCAAATGTTCCTAAACCGTACTCATCATAATTCGAACCGGCGGCGGCGATTGCTTTGACCCATTTGTCTTTCTTCTCGTCTCCATCGTCGGATTTTTTCTTTGGCGAACGAACAACTTTACCGTGTTTATCAGTAACTGTACCTCTAGGGTGTTTACCTTTTCCATCGTGATATGTCTCACCATCCTTAACTGCAGCATCTGTGTTGCTGTGGTCTCCGGATTCTTCTAATTCATCTTCACCGTTTAAAAGCTCTTTTTTATCTCCAGAATCTTCCTCTTGCATATCAGAATGATGTTTTACTTTATGATTTCCGTAACCTGCTGGTAGTTCCTGAACATCAGCCATATCACGAGCTTTCTGTTCTTCCTCTTTCTTTTTCCACTTCGCTTGGTTTTCTTTATCTACTTGGTTTTGACGATCCCTCCGGTTCTTTTCAGCATACACCTTAAATAGATCTTCATATGCCTCATTGATTTGTTTTTTATCAGACTTCCAAGCCCCGTTATTATAGTTCATATCATCATATTTCATAACTTATTATCCTTCGTCGTTGACAATATTTATAGCATCTTGATACTTTCTCCATGAAGCATTAGTGCCAGACATCTTAAAACCTTCTTTCTTTATGATCTTTCCCTGATTATCCTTCATCGCGATGATGATTTCAAACTCTCCGGATGGATTGCTCTGAATTACCTCGTCTTCACTAGCAAGGGTTTCTGAAATTACCTCGTACATTCTCTCAAATTGTTTGCGCATATAATTATTTAATTGAGAATAAATACTAATATATGAAATCTAACATATTTTTCGTCTGGTCTTTATTTATAAGCGCCTTGTTTATAGCCGGGAATGCGGCGTTCTTTTCAGTGAAAGGTATCGCTCTACTGTTCTCAGGCAGCATGCTTCCGGTGGCGATCATGGCTAGCTCCTTAGAGATAGGTAAGCTGTTTACTGTATCGTTCCTGTACCGTTACTGGAAAGAGACTAGTAAATTATTAAGATTCTATCTCATAACAGCTTCCGCGGTACTAATAGCAATTACTTCTCTAGGTATATACGGTTATTTAGCTAATGCTTTTGAGTATACAAAAACACAAGTAGAGATGTATGAGAGAAATATAGTACAGCTCAAAGAAGATAATAAGAAGCTTAACGTACAAATAAGTTCAACTGAGACTACAACAGATGTTAAGGATGACAAAACAAACGATGCTCTCCTAGGGTATGAAAGGATATATAACGATTTTAAGGCGTCTGCTGAAAAGGAACGCGATGCTCTACGTTCTCGACAGAAAGAACTTGAGGATGTGATTGAAGCTATTAACAGTAAAGGCGGGCTCTTTTCTAATGCTAAGAAAAATGCTGCAGATGAATTATCCAAACAACAACCAGAAAGGGAACGAATTTCTAAACAATTACAGGAGGTTGATATTTCATTAAAAGATGAATATGCAAAGTTTCTAGATAAAATTAACACATTACGTGATGATACTACTAGTACTGAAGAGACGTCTTTGGTTAGAATTGATGACCTTTATGCGAAAATTAAAGCTAATGATAATGAGATTACATCTCTCAATCAGAACATAACTAATACAGATATAGGTACATTTCGCTTTGCCGCTAGAGCTTTAGATATAGAGACAGATTTAGCTGTTAAATGGTTTACGTTAGCTATTGTGCTTGTATTTGACCCATTAGCTATATGCTTGATTATAGGCTTTAATGTAGCTCATGTTAAGCTGTATGGTAAGCAATTAGATTTAAATCCTAATACTCAGACAGTTAAGCAGCAATATAAAATAACGCGTGCTGCAATGAAAGAACAGAAAAGAGAAGAGGGCAGTTAACGACTACCTTTAAAAAACTCTTCAACGGTCATAGGTTTTTCCGTCCGGATAAGGAACGGAAGCTTCTTCAATCCATTCCATTCCTTCTTACCCTTCTTCTTACTCTCCTCCTCGTCCTCCTTACTAGTGGACTCAACCGGAAGCTTAGCTATTTCTTCTAGTGAAGGTATCTTAACCTTCGGATCGATAGCCCACATTATGTCGTGCTTCTCAGCCCATCTCTTCATCCTACGAACAGGGACCATTAAGTTGAACCCTTCCCCTGCACCACGTACAATCATCCCAACATAACGACCGTCCTGTAGATATACTCCACCTCCGGATGAACCAGGAAACGCTGTTACTGTTGTTTGGTCAAATTCTACTTTACCGTGGATACGACCGACTTGTGAAATAATACCAGATGTCATGCTGTTGGAGCCCATTTGTCCTAAAAGAGACCCAACGTGAAATAGCGGAGTACCGATTGGTATGATAGGCTCTTTCGCGTCTAAATAAAACTCAGCGTTGGCTTTTCCGTAATCCTTTGCTCTAACCATTAGTAATGCTAGGTCTTCGCCATCATCTGCATCACTAAATTTAATAACAGTCGCATCCATTTTTATCTCACCAACGCGGCGACCACTCTCAACTAGTTCTTTAATTATCTGCACATCATCGAACTCAACTACCTTCTTTGTAGAACCATCTACGATGACAGTCTTCACTGCACGTAGGTTATCGACAACATGACCGCAAGTCCAAACAAAGGTAACCTTTTCTTTTCCAATATTCCTGGTAATGATCACCCCGGAACCTTCAGATTTACTATACCCACTCTGAGACCTGATCGTTACAGATATATCCTGTAAGTGGTCTGAGACTTCTCTACGCTCTTTAGGTGTAAGAGCAAAAGTTATTGGAGCTAATGAGATAAAGATAAAGTATAATAGTATTTTGTTCATACTATTATTTACACGATACCTTTATTTAATCTAGTTTGTCCTTAGACTTTTTAGGTGTTTTAGGATTATCCTTTGCCCATCGGAAGAATACTGGACAGTCTCTAACGACTTCAACATCGGTAACTTCTTTATTCCAGTTAATTGATTCGTAATTTTTGTCAAATTCAGTCTTTTTAACTGGTCGTGGTCGACTTCCCTTACTCATGATTTCTGGCCTCCTGGAAATTTGTGACGATCGTCTAGTTTAGTTGCATTGGATTCTGTCCACATAGCACATAATAGATTCCATACAACAGCCGCGGCATGATCCTCTCCGGACTTTCCGTTCCACCACGCCTCTAAGTGTCGTTGAGCACAATCATAATATACGCTCAATGGCATACCTTTCATCCAGTTACACTCTCCGTATTTTTCAGCACCATCAAGATATCTCTGCGCGACACGTTTCAGCTCTTCTTGAGGTATAAGACTCATTCGAAGCTTACCATCTGCCGTGTCTCGTTGAGCTCCTGTGTCGAACTGTCTATTCACTTCATTGAGAAGACCATCCATCTGCTTTACTGTCAGCTTAGCGACTCGGTCATCATCTGATGCATCTGGATCGGAAGCCGCGTATGGGTACATTTTTTCTTCATCCGGATAAATAACCGGGTCGGTTCCTTTGTATGTACTTTCTCTTGGAACATCTATTCCGTGGTCGTACGGTGGCCAGTCATCTGACGTTGGTTGTGTCACGTTGTTAAAATTATACGTTGACATATTGAGGTTCACTAATAGCTTTAAACTTGCTATATGTAGTGAGCATATTTACAGCACGTTGTTTAACTCGGTTACCAGGACCGTTTAGATTGCTCATGAACCGTCGCTGAGTATTCCTCTCTGCATTCTTCCCAGTGAGCTTGCCGATCTGGTTATGGTGATCCAAATATTCAGTAACTGCGTTTAGAGCATCCCATCGAGTCTCTCCCAGGTTCCCGGCTCCGTTAGCAAACAGATCGACAATATCTTCTCTCCGATTCACTAACCGATTAGTCTTACGACGCTTCTTCTCATCTGTATATACCGGATCCGGAAGCAGTTCTGTTGCGAACCCTCTAGCTTGAGCTACTGTCATCCGAACTTCGTCGAGTTTATTAGCCATAAATTCAAAATCCTTTTGAGCTACAATCGCTAAATCAAAGTTTACTTGTGCGTTGTACCATTGCTCTTCCCAGTTCTTAGTATGTGACATTCCGAATTGTGACTTGCTAGCTTGGCCAAGAATGAGGTTAAGCTGATTATTACAAAACAACCGGTGAGCGACAGAAGAATAGGCGTTTCTGGTTAAGCCGTCATTTCCGCCAATCGCGAAGATTCTCCGTTGAATCTGATCATCTGGGCGGTTCTTCAATCTAAACTCTTCCGGAAGGACAGCAGAGATCCAACACTTCTTACCGCTGTCAATCATCCCAGCGGTTTCGTATGTTGCTCCGTGTTCCTCAACTAAATTATGAAAAGGTTCAAACATCCGGTTCATAGGAATAGGAGTATATCGCTCTTTTACTACACCAAGGACATGTTTGGTGTCTTCTCTCCGGAGAATATAATTACTCTTAAGGGCATTACCCTCAGGTGTATGGCAAGGTACCTTTTCGATTTCAAAATTGAAACCGGCGGCGGCCATTACGTCGTTAAATGATCCGGCGCGTGAAATATCTGTCCCTGCGCGCTCGTCTAGTGAAATTAATCTGTTTTTTGTCATAGTTTGAACCTCTTAGTTATGAATTGTTATATTATTATAATAAGATATAACTCAATTAATTGCAACTCAATCTTTAATTTATTTCACCATCAGCGAATCCGTCTTCAGCCTCATATACTATATGACCGGATTCATCTCTAATCTCAATTATTGATTCATCTTCAGATAATTCACTGAAATAAATATCTTTATGAGCTTGCATCGCTGAAGATGATTCTGTTTCTATCTCCCGATCGGTCAATACAGACAGTAATCTATCTTTGATAGTAACAACGTATCGCATATTCTTATACTGAAGCTAGATAGGCTCCCCACGTCCAAATGGGCTTTTCAGCAATTGCAGAATCATTTCCAAAACTAGCAAAGAGATTAACAACATCAAATATATGTAAATTGTTTCCTGTAGTCTCAAAATCGTTAGTGAAGAGAGGTACCTGTTCGCCACCTTGCCGGAGTATTTCTTCTAACCCAGGATAGTCCTTCGGACCTGACAGAGTCGCTTCTATTATAAATCCATGTTCATCTAACGTCGATCCTGTTGCACCTCCGACTTGATCCGGGTAACGGAAGATATGACCGGACTGTACTCCTTCATGCTTAGGATCATAACCAGTGTATGTTAACTTTATATCACCGTACAGATGTTTTAAATGTTCAACGGAATCATCTGAACCACGGAGCTCTTTACTAGCTTCTCGTCCTCGGTCCTTAGCACCTACACTACCGCCAAGTTTCCGCTTCGTCATGATTAACTTTAAATGTGAATAAAAATCTTCCCCGGCTTCGGATAACCGTGAAGAATCAACTAAATCTAAAACGGCTTTCTTTTTGCCTAGAGCTCCGTCATCCGTCGCGGCTTGGTCAGCCATCCCGGATGCCATCTTTGCGAAGTCTTTACCTTCATCTTCTTTGACGATAGTCGCTTGTCTTTTAATACCAGTCGCCTTTTCAAATGGGCTACCAAAATATGCTTCATTGAGCACACTGTCTAAAGCTTTTTCAAATTCACTCATACTATTATTTAGTAAAAATATAGTGAATAAGCTATATTTTAAACGTGTTTGGTTGATGTAATCTTAAGAGCGGTGGTGAGTCTGGTGATCTCGGTTTGAGGAGCTCTGCCTGAATGCAATATACCTGAGTCAAAGATCACTAATCTATTAGGTTTAGGTACAACAGCTGTTATCTCACAATCACATAACATATTGTTTAATTTATCGTGTAGATCTGGAGTTTCTTTATTATACTTTAGACTCTTATTGAAAAATTCTGCATCAGTTGTATCGATATGATAAAATAATGTCTCTCCTCCCCAATTAGGATGCCAGTTCTTATGGGAGTACCACAAAGATGTAAATGATTCATTAGGAGCGTATCGCGAGTCTCTATGAACCCATGGACTGGAATTTGGTACCATGATGTTTGTATACCACTTACGTACAAAGTATTCACCACTCGGTACTGTCTCTGTCATAGCAGTATGTAGAGCTTTAAATGCGTCTGTTAGGATCGGATCATCTTCAGGAGTAGGTTCATTATGTACGACAATATAATTCTCAAGAACCTTATCATCGGTCATAAAATCATGACCTATATCTTGCTGTACGTTGCCTGGTGGATGAGGTTGTAGTATAAACCTCTCCCAATCTGCTGCAAGCTCTGGAGAAACGACATCATCTATAATGTATAGAGACCGGTCTGCTATATTATACTCCATGGTGATAGTCATCATCTTGATAGTCAATATCGATATTGAATGACATAATTATTCTAGGATTTTTTGTCCAGTTAGGTGTTGTTCTATGATCAATAGATGAAGGCCACATGAGCATGTTTCTCTCTACTGGTTGAAAGTCGACTTGAGGTTTATATGCTCTGGCGCTAAATGCAGTAAAGTCACCAGTATACGGATTCGGTGATTTAAATAAAGTTCTTCCGCCATTGACTACATCGTTCGCTTTTATATAATATACCCCGGAGATTCGGTTTTCTTTATATCCATGATGATGCCACCCAACAGCATCTTTATGTTTTGCTTTATGCATCCATGATGAATGTATATTCAGATTCCTTTCCGGTGTTTCGATATTATCGAGATACCCGTGTGCATATCGGAGTATTGTATTTTCTAAGAATTCATTATCTTCTAATATGTTCTGCCGGGGCTGGAAGTAGATTGTCGAAGCAGTTGTGTCATTATCTCTTTCCGATTGCTTTTTAGAATATTGACCTTCCCATTGATCTTCGCCCCATTCCTGCTTGAACCATCCTTTCTCGTCACAATCTTTATAAAGGTTTATTAATTCAGAATGAAATTTCTCATCGAGAATGGCTCCGTAAAATATAGGAGTCGCAAAGAAGTGCTCTACAAATAAATGTTGCTTCGACATATCATATATTGTAATATATACTACTGTTAAATCAACTCTTAAGATTTTTCACAACTCTAAAGCCGATTGACAGTCTGTTGGTTTTGCTCATCACGCAATGCCATAGCAGGTCGTCCTCACTTATATCGAACTCTCTTAGAGTCCAGCCCTTCTCGTCATACGATGTATGGATCTTGTCTTCGTGCATGTATCGAAAGAATGATTTCGTTGATTCCGGAACATATGTTAGATATATTCGCTTAGATGGTACGTTACTATTAGTATGCCATCCCATGAAACAGCCGTCTGTATACAAGAATTCTCCACTCACCGTCACTGAGTGCTTAGGGTACAATTCACCAATTACTTTTACTATATGCCGGCGGTGCTTCTGACTCAACTGCGCTGGTAATTTGAATTGATCTTTCGCGATCGGTATATCATCAATAATAATACTGGCTAGTTTTTCTTCGCTAGTTTTTTCATGACCAATTGAATGGTTTAATTCAAACGGAATGACTCCCTCTCTAGGAGTAGAATACTGTATAAGTGGTTTTAAGCTTTCCGCTAATATCGATGACTCGTCGATATGTTTAACAGTTACCATTTTTAATCGTGCAATAATGGTGGTCGTACAAGATATAATTCTTTTACAGACTTAACACTATCCCAGTCAATCAGCTCTGGTAAATCACGAAGCATTTCTTTTGATCTCTCGACACGCTTTACACCTTCTTTGTCACCGGATCCTATATAACGAGCCTGCAACTTATCAAACTC